TATGCCAAGCTCATCTCTAAGCATATTGGCAACTTCACGCTCAAATGACGCGCCCTTATTGCGCCCGTTGACCATTAGTCGGCTCTAGGTTGTTCAGCGTGAATGCCTACATTGGCCGCAGCGTTGATAGCTGCCGACCTTATAAACGTGGCCAGCGCCATGCCAGCACGCTCTGCGGCCAACGTCAGCGCCTCATGTTGCGCCTCGGTCAAGACCACTCGACTTTCCTTTTTCATGTCACCCCTCCAGTGTGAATATGATAGGACGTTACATCCTAAAAAAAGTTAGTGCAAGTGCAAATTAGGTATTTACATAGGATGATTTACGGATTAGTCTAATTGTATAAACACAAACAAAGGGAACACGGACATGACACTTACTGAAAACCAAGCCGCCGCAATGACAGCACTTATCAAATCCTGCCTGAACAATATGGGCGGGAAAAACATCAACGACTTGATGGGCGACCCCTTCACATGGGTAGAAGCATCAGACCTTGTTGATGCTGGGTGGAGCCAGAAACAAGCTGAAGGCACATTTGGGTCTCTGGTAGCTGAAGGCTTAGCATATCACGACGAAGGCACTGTGTACGCTCTCACAAGCAATTGGGACGAGCTTCGCAAATACCACGCATAATCAACACGGGGAGCTTCGGCTCCCCACAACGCTCAGGGAGGGCATCGACATGACAAACTCAAACTTCACATACAACGATGGTGGCCGTGCCGCCTCTGGTCGCAAAGGTTCCGCTGGAGACTGCGGCGTGCGCGCCATGTCAATCGCGCTGGGCCTCGACTATGACGCCTGCTACAAAGAATTGGCTCAGGCCAACAAGGATAACGGACGCGCCAAGTCGGTGCGCTCTGGCATCATGAAAGACGTCTACGCCGCCGTGCTTAACCGCTACGGCTGGGCTTGGCACTCAGCGCCAAAGTTTGACGGCCGCAAGGCGCGTTGCTCTGACCTGCCGTTCGGCACAATCATCGCGCGTCAGTCCCGCCACTTCGTTGCCGTGATCGACGGAGAGCCGCAGGACATCTTCGATAGCTCAGAAAAGATGGTCTATGGCTACTGGACCAAGGCTTAACGCAACACGGGGAGCTTCGGCTCCCCAATCAAACAAAGGGAACAGCTATGAAACGTAAATTTGAAATCGCTGGCGAAATCTTATTTCTCTTGGCATTATTTGCCATGCCACTATTCATCAAGAGCGCCATGCTATGATTAATAAAATTGATTGCCCCGAATGCGATGGCGATGGCCAAGTTGAGCGCGAGGTCTGGGTTCGCCAAAGCGCCACTTGGCATGGAGATTTCGGATCGGAAATTCAGGATTGCGATAACTGCGATGGTAACGGCAAGATACAACCGCTGGAGGAAGACGAATGAAAAATATAACAATCACGCTTGACCAGGCCAAGATTGCTTTGGATTGCGTAGACCTCTCAATTATGTATGTGCAAGACACAGACATTGATTATTTAGATGCGGCCATCTTTAATCTGCAACGGCTTGAGCTAAAAACTCGCTTGAGAAGAGCGATAAAAATCGCAGAAGAGGCATAGCCGTGTTAAAGCTATCGCCAGCCGAGCAAGCCATATTGCAGTATCTGCGGAACCAAGTTGATCGCTTGCAGGATGAGCGATACCGCAAAGACGCAAGGCCAAGCATTGTCAATGAGCTTCAGATTGCTCAGCGCGACCTAAAGCGATACACATCCGACCTCAGACAGAAAGGATACAATATATAATGGTCAAAGTTTTTGACGTTGAAATAAATATAGCTGAACTCAAGGCTAAAGCTATCCCGGCTAAAAGTCGGGCAACGGCATGGATGGAGTTGGCAAAAAAGGAGCGTGAAGCCCACAACAAGGCATGGGGTTATATCCAAAAGAATAAATTCACCCAAAACAGTCATGGCAAGGTTCGGGAAGAGAGCGAATGGAAAGATAACAAGCACAAACAAATCAAAAAACGCGGCACTAAAGACCCAGAAAGATTAGCATTGATTACAGAAATGCGTGCAAACGGGTTATCTATGAACGAAATAGGCATTAAACTAAAAATCTCTGAAGGTAGCGTTAGATATTGGTGCCAGACATATAATATAGCAAAGGGTCGGGAATAATTATGACAAGAGACGAAATACTCAAAGAGGCCGCACGCATCATTAGCTCGGAATCAGAACGGGCAGGCGACTATGGCCCAGCGGAAGAATCGTTCACGCGCATTGCTCGGCTATATACAGCCTACCTTGATGTCGCTGTTAGCCCTATGGATGTGGCCAATCTTTATATGCTGGCAAAAATCCAGCGAAGCCTAACGTCACCGTCAAAAACGGATACATGGCTGGACATCTGTGGTTATGCGGCATTGGCTGGGGAAATGATGACCAATGAAAAGTAAGTTCACAGAACATGAAATTCACATTGCTGGCCTGGTTGGGGCTATCTTTGGCTTCATCAGCGGCGCTGGCTTGATGGCGCTCATTGCAATTATATTCTAACAAAAACCCCCGCAACCAAAGTTGCGAGGGCTTTTGTAACTAACGACGAGTGGTGACCAAACCTCCCGCTGAATGAAAAAATCTTACTTTGATTGCTAAATCACTGCAAGATAAAATATCGTGTGGGTGGCAGAATGATTGGCGCATTCGGTCTCGCGTTAACCAATAAACAAGGTTACGGTTGAAGCCACCCACAATATATTTCTACACAGCTTTTGTTGCCATCTCAAGGGCTGTTTCAAGAGTTTCTTTATTGCGGCGCGTCCAGCCTTTTCCAAAGGTCTCAAATGTCTTTAGGCGCTCATAGAACTTTTGCCGAGTATGATACACGGACTCAATGATCCGATCTGCATCAAGTTCAGACACAGCCTGCAAAGTCATAGGCCCGATTGCACCGTCTTGCTTTGCGCCTACGGCACGCTGAATAGCCTTGGCTGGGCGACCACTGCCAGAATTAACAGCCCAATCAAACGCACACCAATCCAAGCCGCTTGGGAGATCGTCACCGCGAATTTTATCCCAATAATTTTTCTTATAGATCGGGGCCACATCATCCGGTGTTAGATCACGCATATCTTGCTCGGTGCTTTCTCGGCCAATCCATGCGTCATAGACAGCCTTTGTCACACCGAGATTAGTCATCCCCCCTGGATCTTTCGGGTGATTTACAAAGCCACCTTCGTGCTTGAGAAGCATTCTTAAACAGTGTCCAAAGTTCTCTTTCATTTCGTTAACCCCTGTTTCTTTTCATAGCTGCGCAGGCCACCAAGCCCAAGCATACCCATCATAACAGTCATTAGGCTACCCATGTCAAATGTGGGCAATTCTGGTATGGCTACACCCGCAACCGCAACGCCAAAAACGATAAACGGTTGCAACACGAAATGGTATGCAAATGCAGCGCCGCAAACCCATCCGATAAACGGACGCCATCCGCCCTTAAATACCGACCCGCTGGCCGCTTCAGCTTTGTTGACCTCAACCTGAGCTAAGAGTGCCTCCTGGGCGTGCTTATCGGCCATCGTCGTTAGGTCATGGGCCAACTGTGCCGCTTGATCTTTGTCTTGGATAAACTTGCCAGCAAGCTCTGTTGCTGGCCCTATCAGTGCGCTTAATATGCCCATTACTTTCTCCCCATCCATGCCGTTGCGCCCATGAAAGCGCCAACAATGCCAGCGCCACTAATGTAAAACAGATTACTTATATCGCTAAGTGCTGTGACGCGATCCAAAGGTATAAAGAACATTGTAACCGTAAAGACGCCCATGCCGATCAACGTCCACCGAGCCATTCGAAGCTGGGCCAAGTGTTTGCGCAGTGCATCTTCAGTCTCTCTAATCTCTTTGGCCTTTGCCATTTCAGAGTCAGAGACAATGCCATCGCCGTCCATATCGTAGGCATCATACTTCGACTGATCTTCAAGTTTCTTTGCCGCCATCTTTTACACTCCTAGCATACGCTATCGCGTAGTGCTTGTGATGCGTTATTATAACAACTTTTCCGTCTTTGTCATATATAACGTAATCACCCTTTTTATTTTGGTATAACCTCAAAACAATAAACCGTCGTTTGACTTGTGGTTATTAAAACCTTTGCATCCTCAAGAGCTTCAGCACACGCCATCTCAGTGGTGAACTGATTGAGTTGATAATGCTCAATGTTGTTGTTGATTACTACAAACCAAATTAACACCCACAATCTACCACCTCCCCTGATGCTTACCCCAGAAATAGAACGCCAGCCCCAACAAGCCCCCACTGATTGCAAAAGCAATTATGCCGACCGTCCAATTTATAACATTGTCAATAAACTCTTGCTTTGCATATGCTGCCTCTTTGCGAATTCGCCGTTGCTCCGCCTCAATTCTTAGCACCTCTTCCCAAGCCGAAGGGCCGTAAACGAAGCTAATTTCGTCCTTAATGGATTGCCTCATCTCATCAAAAATGCGGCGCTGGTTCCATATCAACACAGCGTTTTCTTCGTCTGATCCTTTAAAAGTCTTTTCCCACCAAGGCGGGTTTTTAGACCTTTCCTCAATCTTATTGAAATCGGAGAACGCTTTTCCCCAAGTCGCCAAACTGTTGCCCATTGATTGAAGGTCTTGGCCCGTGGAAATAGCTGCCTTGAGCGTTTTGTAAGCCCCTGTGGCTAAGGCGACGCAGCTAATCGGGTCCATAGGACTAGCCCATCTTGGTCAACACCGCCACAAGCATAGCGATGATTGTACCAGCCGCACCAATCAAGATAGCCTCCAAACGCTTCACACGAGCGAACACCTCCTTAAATTGAAGATGCACGGTTGTCTCCAGTTTGGTGACCCGTGGCTCGATTTCATCAATGCGCTTATGCGCTTCTACAGTAGTTCGTGCCATCATCTCACCTATGTAATATCATCTGCAATTTCAACGCGGATATAACCGTTGTTGGGGAATGTTTCTACAGTGTTGTCGGGATAAGTGACTTCAAACTCTGCCTGATACGATCCGACGGTATCTGTGTCATCGGCTATCCAGTTATATTGCACAATGCCAGTGGCCTCTGTCACAATCTGTGCAGATGAATCAACCACCACGGTCGTAGAACCCATTTTACGCAAGTGAAAGCGACAAGTTGCATTGGTTAAGTCTACCGCGTCACCGCTGCCGTTCTCTAATGACGCCCGTAATGACGGGACAGTATCGTTTTGCTTTATGTTGAAAGTAGACATTTAAGCCGCCTCATTGTTTGCGTTTATCAGTATAGCATTATTCGGCCCATCTTGCGATAGGGTCGCGGCATTTGCAACATCAGCAAACTCAAAGCGCCTTGCACGGCCTGCGCGGATTTCCGCGTCTTGCACAGTTATAGTATAAAGCTGAACGCCTTCAACGATAAGAGTTTGTGCAACTCCCGCTGTAATACCAGTTAGCGTGAATATACCTGGTCCAGCGGGTAGCGTCAGTATTGGCTCTAACCGCGCATCATCAGCCGTAAAGGTAAACGTACCGCCTTCAGCCGTTAGCACGTTTGTCTCAATTAGCTCATTATCGCTGCCTGTAACCGTGAAAGCGCCAGAGTCGGCCAGCAAGTAACGATTCACCCTAATCGCCACATCTTCCGTTAAGTATTGGAACAGTCCAACCGCAGCGACAAAATTGTCTGCAACATCAAAGTTGTTATCTTGGGTTGTGACTGTAAGCGAACCCGCATCAGCCGTTATAACTCTGTTGATTAACAGATTTGAGTCTTGCCCGGTGGTGCTAAATGTACCTTCGCCAGATTTGACGTTGGTTGCAGTATTAGCCGCCTGACCCGTTAGCTGATAAGCGGCATTGCCAGCAACCATTGTAACGCCAAAGAAGGTCGCCTGTCCCGCCTGGGCGAATGATCCATTGGCCGCATCCATAGTGAATGCAATGCCGTTAGATTGACCAGTGAGCGTAAATGAGCCAGTGCCGCCAGTTTTCTGTAAATGGAAATTTACACTTTCAGGGGTGCTAATAAGTGAAGTGTGACGCGCATCAAGTGAGAAACCTTTTGCAAAGTCCGCATCCTGACCCGTTAGCGCAAAAGTACCAGTTTCGGCTGGTGCTGCGTTGATTGCAAATGTAGCTGCAAAAGTGGTTACATTAAAGCCGCCATCATCCGCAATAAAGTTATCGCGCAAGCTCAAGGCGGTTAAGTTAATGCCAGTTAATGCAAACGAACCTGAATTTGCGGTTATCTGATATTCACGAACACCGCCATCATCCCCTAATGGTGCTGATGCTATAGGGCCAAATGCAAGCATAAAAACACCTTATCCGTTCAGAGCGTCAAGATCATCCCAAACACGTTGAGCATGTGCAGTAGCATCGAAAGCAACCGTTGCATCAGGATCATCTGGGTCTGGGTCGGTCCAGCTATTAGCTGACGCTTGTGCCGCCAGATAAGTCTGCAAATCTGCCTTAGATGTGACTTCCTCAATCGCACCAGATAAGTCTGCGCCATCTGCTGAAATGCCAATCATCATCCAATCTTGCGGGGAAGCTGTATCAGGGTCAGAAACAGCGTACATGCCGCCAGTAGATTGCGGAACGCCAAACTTTAGCCAAGTTGGGATAGTCCCATCAGCTTCAAGTCTGTATTTTACCACTTTATGAGCCATCAGTTTGATCCTCTATGAGTGTGTTGGTCAAAGATGTTTTGTCGAGTATATCAAATCCACGGCTCTCTGCAAAGGCGCTTGGACAATGCGCCCACTTATCTGCGCAAGCCTCAAGCCATTGCACAGTGTGGTGATGCTCTGGCGCTTTGCCCTCTTTGATAAGCTCGTTTTCCCAATTGAGATAAGACATAACTTCAAGCTGCGCTTGCGCTGCATTGATGCCAAGATCAAACAGGTAGATCATATTTCCTTCGTCAATCACGCCGTTGCGTGGACGGGCAGAGTTTAGCGCCTGTTTCATGCAAGTCATAATGTGATACTTGACTTCCTCAAGCTCGTAATCAGCCTCGGTCAACTCATCCTTGCCGATCTTCTTCATCAGGTTTTCATACTGATTGCTAAAGAAGTTGAGCTTGCGAACAGCCGCCTCAACATAGCCGCGTGAGGACGCAGCGTTGGCTTGCTTCTCGTTTATCTTAATCTCCAGCATCTCGCGCTCAAGATCGTCTGTCTCTTCTGACAGCTTACGCTCCAGCTTTTTGAGCTTGACCTCTTCCTTTTTCATTCGGAAGTAACCTTCTTGCAAGGCGGATTTGGTCTTCTCAATCTCAGCAAGAGTATGCTTCACAGAGCGGATCGGCGTGATTGCAGTAACGTCTAGCGTCACGCTCATCATTTGCGAGTGCGACTTGTAGAAGTTAGAAGAGGCCTGTGCGATTGCAGGAGCCTTGTCGGCAATGTTTGCCAGCATGGATTTATACTCAGGCTTCGCGCTTGGAAGCTGAATGTTAAGGTCTACTGTGGCTAATGCCGTTTCTTTTACTGTATCTTTAGGCATTATTCGGGCTTCTCTGGAAGCGTGTGAGTATGAGGCCAGCCAGATGCGTCTGGCAAGTTACGAAGTC